AGTAGGCACCGATCACCAACTGCTCGGTTGCCTTTGGATTGTCGATGACATATTCGGCGTGGCCGGTCGGTGTGGCCTTTTGAAAGCCGACGTCTTCCTTGGCGAGATTCTCATCGTAGGTGCAGCTGAAGAAGGCCTTGCGGCCGCCCCAGGTATTCCCGATGACGTCATCGAGACGCATTTTGCATCGGATCGACATTGCAGAGCTTCCCTCACTTGAACGAACCGGCAGCCGGCCGGCACGGACGCGTTACGAAACCATCGCCATCAGATCAGCGGCCCGCCCGGCAGCGCCAGGCTTGACCAGTTCTGAAAATAACCCTCGAAATCGACGCCGGCGCCGAACCCCGAGCCGGGCCCGCGCACCGCCATCCAGTCCGGCAGATGTTCTGAAGAGGTGAAGCCCTCGTTGCCGTCGGACACCCGCGCCTCGGCCACGATCGCCGAGGCGACGGCGTACTGCTGTTTGGCGAGATCGGCGTTGCGATTGGTCGGATTGACCAGCCACGCCCCCATGGTCGAGGTCGCGGCGGCGAGGTAATGCGGATCCCACAGGTCGCAATTGGTAACGCGGATGGTGTAGACCAGCTGCGCATATTCCAGGTCAGTCAGGATGATGCGAATGCGGTTGCCATCCTGGTCGAGCGCCGTCCCGACCGCGAATTTGTGGCCGCCCTCGCACACATTGTTGCCATAGAAGAAGGTGCCGATGTTGAAGATCGGCACGCCGGTCGGCGTCGCCTGCGGCGGCTTCGGCAGGATGAAGCGCGCCGCCAAACAATCAGTCGGGTAGCCATAACTATAGAGCCACGGCCACGGCGGCTCGAGAATGGTGGTGCCATTCGGATTTTCCGGCGTGCCGCGGCGCGCCATCACCACGTTGAGCGCATCCTGCGCCCGCAGGCAATTCCAGTGTGCCGCACGCGACAGTGCGTCGATCTTGGGCTGGTAGAGCCGAGCACAGATGATCGACGCCTGCGAGCCATCCGGCGGCGAGATCTGGGAAACCTCGGCCTTGGCGCCGATCTCGGCCAGCGCGATGTTGCAGACGTCGACGGGAGAAGTCATTTACTACTCTCCTTCAGGGATCGCCTCGCGGGGCGCCTTTAGGATCTCATCGACACGGCGCGCAGCATCATCAGCAGAATTCGCGCAATTCACTTCGCCAACGATATGGCTGGCCATGTCACGAACCGGCGGCTTCCTGAAGGCGTCCTGCTCGAACGGAACGATCAGAACATCATGAGTGGCGGCCTGCTCCCCTCCCCCTTGCGGGAAGATCGATTCGAGTGACGCTCGAATCTCGGGAGTGGGGGTAGCCACCGGCACCGGAACGTCCTCGAACAACGGCTCGTCAGCCGACGCCGCATCGATGCGAAGGTTGTCCCTCGCCACATCGATGCGCTCATGGTGCCGCCGCACCGTGCGCATCGGCCCCTTCTCGCCTTCCGGCAGAAAGAATTCATAGCCTGGTTCGCGCAGCGCTCCATCCAGGTAGGCTTGCGCGGTCAGGCGCACGCGCTTGCCGGCGACACCTGGCCCATGATCGCCGCCCCGCGCGATCTCCGCCTCGTGCGCGGCCGCTGCGGCCGCCTCGGCGGCCGCCTTCAGCGAGGCCTGGTGCGCCTGGTAGATCTCGATTTCCTCATCGTTGAGCGGCGCCGAATAGGGCCGGAAGGAGCACGCGCCGCCCTCGCCCTGCGCATGCGAGCCGGGCGGCATCCTGCCCGCAGGCACATCGAAGACATAACCGAGCGGGCGCATTTCGCCGTGAATCGGCACGGGCACTGTCAATTTGTGCAGCATGGCTTGGTTCCCAGCATCAAGGTTTTTCACGATCTCACCAGGGCGGCGGAATCTTGGCATCGCGGAACAACCAGAACATCGCCGCCGCGCCGACGATCGCACCGATCACGGCCGCGGCGATGATCCAGCAAATCATCGGTCGCCGTCGTCGGCGTAGAGCGCCGAGCGCATCTTCTCGCCGCGCTCCTCGTCCTCACCATCTTCCTGGACGGCCAGGTGGGTGATCTGCAGCTCGACACGGCGGCAGACTTTCTTCGCGCCGTCACTGGTGATTTCCTCCCGCGATGAAGCGCTGGTCACCTTGGCAAGGGCAACCAGGTGCACGACCTCGCCGACCTCCGGAAGTTCATCGCCCTCGCCGATTTTCTCCAGAGAGTCCTCGTCCATCGAGATGCAGAGACCGTAGGGATACTGCGGCACCGACGGGCCATCGGGCGCGGCGGACGGCATCGCGTAGTCCTTCATTTCCTTTTTGACCTCGACCGGAGTCTTGGCCATATCGATCATGCCCTGCATGGGAAGTCTCCGCTTCGAAGGTAAGAGAAAATCAGGTCGCGGCGGCGGCCTGGTTTGGCGCCGCCACTGGCGCGGCCATCGATGCCTGCTGCGGTGCGCCGCCGGAGGGACCGGCAGCACCGGCAGCACCGGAGGCCAGTGCCTGCGCCAGCTCGGCCTCCTGCCGCTGATCCATTGTGGCGTGGTCGCCCTCGTGGCGCTTGTGCATGTCGTCGCGCTCTTTCTTGCGGCGCTCATGGGCCTCGTCGCGCTCGCGCTTGTGGCGAGCGTGGATGCCGTCCTCGCCGCCACCATCGCTCTTGTCGCCATCCTTCTTGCCGGCGCCTTTCTTCGGCTCGTCGCGATACATCGCTTCCTGGCGGGCGGCATTGTGGTCGGCGGGATTCTTGGCCATCAGTCGTCTCCGTATAAAGCCTTGCGGCGTTTGTGAGAGGCTTCCATGCCGCGCTCGGCGAGGCGCGCCTGTCGGCCCAGTTTTCCGGGTGCGCCTGCTTTCTCGCGGGCGAATTCCGCCGTGCTCTTGCCGGCGCGTTTCGCCTTGGCCTTGAACTGGCCGTGCGAGTTGGCAAAGGCTTTCGACATCCACTTTTTGGATTTAGCCATCGCTACAGGACGACGATCGTTGTGACGTCGACGCCGCAACTCTCCAGCACAGCAAGGTCGTTCTCGTAACGAAACGCGTTGACGTCGCCGGACGCGTCAGCCGTTTTCTTGTCGACCTGGCCGAAGGTCATCAGACCGTTATCGCCCTTGAACATGGTGGTGTACGCCACAAAGCGGCAACCCTGCTCGTCGAAGCCAGGGATCACATCACCCTTGTTTTCGACGGTAACCAGAACCGCCGAGCCATCCTTCATTTGCGCGCGAAACTGTGGCATCCTGAATCTCCTGACTAATCCTTGCCGTAGAACGCCTCGCGGCGCGCCTTGCCATCCTTGACTTTCTCCGGCAGATTCTTCACGCCGCCCTTCGGGGTAGCCGCGATGAACTCGCGCGCGACCTTGCCGAGCTTGCCCTTGTCATGGGCATGAGCATGAGAGAAACGGTTCTGGCGCTTGGAGACGACGGGCATCTTGGCCGCGGCTTAGCGGAGCCGATACCAGATCTTGCTGGGCGCGGTATATTGCCACTCCACGCTGCCGCTGGCGGCCAGCGCGCCTGTCGACGCAGCTCCGACCAAGGTCGATCCATCGGTCGTGGCCACTGTCACGCCGGTCGTGAAAGCGGCGCCCGTGCCATTTACGACCTCGGCCATCTGCCCATCCGGTGGATTCGGCGGAAGGTTCAACGTCACCGTGCCAAGGGTCGCCGTGTTGAAGATCGCCCGATTGGTATTGCTGGTCAGACTCACCGTTCCGGTAATCGCCGGCGACAGCAGATAGCCCGTCGTGTTGCGGACCTGGTTGATGGTGACGTAGTTCTGATACGCCGACGCGTTGAGGAAGGCCTGCAATGTCTCCAAGCCGGTCGGACTGGCGATCTGATACCAGCCCGCCTGCCCCAGCGCACCGCCGACAGCGGCGGCGAGCATGCCCAGGGCAACGAACGCCGCGACGCGAACATGACGGAAGATTTTCATGGACATCATCGAACTCTCTCCTGTTTTGTTAGCGGTACGCCATGTTCACAACGATACCGGCCACGGCGGCCGTGTTGTCGTTGTCAGCTGGATTAGCGGTGATGCAAAAGCCAATGCCGTTGTTGAAACTGATGCCAACCGCGGAATCGAGCACCAGCGGCACCCCTGGGCCCGCCGCGGGCGTCGGCGACAGCGGCAGCGTCTGCACCGGGATATCCGTGCCACACACTGGCGCCGTCGCCTTGTCGTAGAGCTTGAGGTAGTAGGGGTTTGTCGGCGTCGTATTCACCGCGACGATGTTATAGAGCGCACCGGGCGCTGGCTTGACGCTCGTGGAATTCGTCGTCGCCGCGCTGAGGTAATGCACCGGCACAGCGCAGATCTGCGTCCCGCAAAAATAGTTCTGCGCCGACGCCGCTGCGCACGACAGCAGCATCATTGCGACAGCAATCAGCATCTTCCGCATGGACGCACTCCTCAAGACGTTAGGTGAAACCCGTGGAGATCAGCCCTGCCCGACGGCGTCGCCAGAGGGCTGTGCGGGCTCGGTAGCCATCGGCGGCGCATCGCGGCGAACCCGCTTGCCGGCGAGCTGCGGGTGGGCGCGCGCGCCGGCCGTGGCCATATCGCCGCGATGGCTGACGTCCTTGTAGTCGCCCGCGGTCATCGGGCGCACCGTCTTGCCATTGGCGGGCTGCACCGTATTTCCCGGCTGGATGAAGATGCGGCCGCCGCGCTTGGCCTTCAGTTCGCCGGCGAGGCGAATGACGCCGGGCCACCAGATCTCATGCGGCACGATCGGCTCGCCCTCACGCGGCGCCAGCAGCTTTGCCGCCTCGGCGATCTCCTCGTCGGTCAGCCGGCCGGTGACGATCGGCAGCGAGGCGCGCCAGGCGGCCACGCGCTCGGCCGCGGCAGCATTCAGCGGCTCCATCTGCTCATTCGGCATGATGTCGGTCTCGAGCTCGGTGACGGCTTCCCACAGCGACGGCGGGCCGCCGGGCTTGCCGAAGAAGCAATCCGCCAACAGACGATAGACCGGGCCCGAGACGCGGGAGCCATCGTCGGCGATGTAGAAATCCGGGTAGGTGCGATCGTTGGACATGCAGAGAATCCTTGTTTGAGAAAATCAAATCTCGCGGGCCGGGCGCTACTCCGGCTGTTCGGGAGGATGGTACTTAGCCGGGCATCTCTCTGCCGCCATAGCGGTTCGGATAGCTTACGGCTTATTCTCTCATTCCCATCCGGGCCGCGCGTGTCTCTAAGGGAGCGACCCTGCTTTCCACGCCGCCGCGAGAACTTGGCAGCGGCGAAATCCCGCGCCGCCGAAATGCTATTACGGCGCGACGGTGAAGTTGGCCGGGTACTGGCCGAGCGTGCCGGTTGCGTCATCGGCGCCGCCAACCGAGAGGTCTGCGGTGACGGTGCCGGCGGTCATCGGGCCGGTCGCCACCACATAGTTGAGCACCACGAAACGCGGCAGCGCCTGGCCGATCTTCCGCATCGGCCAATCGAACGAGAAAATCCGCGTCGAGGCCGTCAGCAGCGTCTTGGCGATGGTGTCGGTCTGGCCGTAGGTGACCCAGGCGGCGCCGGCGAGCGTGCCGTTGTTGGGATCGACCACACCCTGGAACTGCACCTGCATGGTGGCCGCACCGGCGGCGGTGAAGGCCGCGATCGCGGTACCGACAATGCGGGGCACGCCCTGGGTATTGCCGATGCCGAAGTCCATGCCGAACAACGCAACGTTGCCGATGATGTCGGGCGGGTTGGTGTAAGCGCCGCCCGAAGGGATCGCGAGACCCTGACGCAGGTCGATGGCCTTGGTGGAAAGCGCGGTCGCGGTGACCGCCTGGGCAGACGAGAACTGCCCGTTGATGTCGAGCATCATGGTGGTGAATCCTGAAAAAGAGGAAACCGATGGGTGAGCCGTCTCCCCTCCCCGTTTGCGGGGAAGGGTCGGGGATGGAAGCGCCGCGGCTTAGACGACGCGGCTTTCGGTGTTGAGCATCTGGTCGACGATGCCCATCGGGATGTTGCGGAAGCCGATCACCGGCTGGCCGGCATATTCGCGGCTGGTCAGCAGCACGTTCTTGTCGCGAATGGCCTGGATGTCGGCATATTCCGAGACGGTGCGGTCCCAGTAGAACTTCAGCCGCACCGGCGGCTCGTAGCCATTGGGCGCATCGGTCTTGGTGATGCCCGAGACCATGCGGCCCGCGGTCGGCAGCCGCTTCACCACCTTGCTAAGGATCGCGAAGATATCCGGCGGCGTCGCGCCGGCGAGGCCCGCCGTGGTGGTGTCGATATTGGCGACGCGGACATTGTAACGCCAATCGGTGATGGCGAGACCAAGCTGCCACTCGATCAGCGAGGTGAACGCCTCGAAGCGCTGGTTGTTGGCGTCGAAGCCGGGAACGACATCGCCCTTGTTCTCGAACACCAGGCCCGCCTTGGAACCCTTGCCGTAGATGCCGAAACAGGTCCGCTCGCCCCAGCCAATCAGCAGGATCGAGGCATTGGAGGAGCCAACGCCGCCGGCATCGAGTACGTTCTGCGCCACCTGCGCGTTCGCCGCCGACACCGTGTTGTAATACGGCATGATGCCGGTGAACTGCTCCGGATTGATCCAGGAGTTGCCGTACAACAGCGTGCCGGACTGCTGCTGGGAAAAGCCCTCGAAGTGGGCGAGGTCTTCCTGTTCGCGCAGCGCCTTCTCGTTGCCGCCGATCATCGCCATGCGCTTGTCGACCTGGGAATAGGCCCGCAGCAAGGAGAGACCGAACTGCACCTGGGCCGCGCGGCTGGCGGTGTAGGGCGTGCCCTGATAGAAGCGGATGTAGGTGCCCTTGGGCAGCGCGGTGCGGAGCGTCGCCAGATGCCCGGTCGGAAGATTGCCTTCCACCATCGGCAGATCGTCGATCATCTCGTTGCACTGGGAAAGCAGCTCGCTCATGAACATGAGCTTGCCGCCGGGATCGATCCGCCGACCGAGGTCGGCGAGTGAGACGTTGGCCATGATTTGAAACCCTTGAATGGATCGGTTGCGTTAGCCGCCGCTATCCATTTCCAGAGCCGTACATGACGTCCTGGAAATTGCCGCGTGCAGCACGGGTGGGAGCTGATCCGGGGACGGGTTTGCCTTCGGCGAGAAACCGCTCGTAGATCGTATTCAACAAGCGGATCGTGCCGACGTAGTTA